CTGGTATAACTGTTGTAAGAAATGACGGTGCTATAAAACCGTTGCAAATTGGAAACAATTGGCAAATAACAGATATGAAAGAAGGGCAGTTACGTACTGCTATTCGTCAGGCATACTATTCAGATCAACTACAACTTCAAGATGGCCCACAAATGACAGCCACGGAAGTGCAGGTTCGATACGAATTGATGCAAAGACTACTTGGCCCTACCCTTGGGCGTTTCCAATCAGAATTTTTAAATCCATTAATTGAACGTTCATTTGGTATCATGTTGCGTTCTGGTGCTTTGTTACAGCCGCCAGAAATTATACAAGAAACTAAAATGGATATTGAATACGTAGGGCCACTAGCAAGGTCACAACGTATGGAAGAAGCTAATGCTATTGATCGTTTGTACCAATTAGCTATGAATATTGCACAAATTGACCCTGCTATCATGGACAATATAAACCATGACGAAGCTATTAGAATGAGGGCTAAATTACTTGGTGTTCCTAATTCTGTTCTTAACGGAAGGGATGATGTTGAAGAAAAACGAGAAGCACGAGAAGCCGCAGCAGCACAACAACAAGCAGCAATGGCATCACAACAACAACTGATGTACAAGATGTTTTATCACAAGCTAATGCAGAAGCAGAACAAGCTATGGGTGCAGGTGATGGATCGGAGTTAATGTAATGGAATGGCTAACAGCAGACCTTATTAACGCTATGAACGAAACATCGTGGGTAGATGGCATAGGAACTATTGTAGTCTTGTTGTTAGGTTATGCCGCTTACAAATGGATAAAAAATAAATTTAAATGAAAAAATCAGAAACAGAAGAATTTTTCGATATTGCACGTGAACACAGCGAACTTGTATCTTTTTACAAGCAGTGTTTTTCCTCACCAGCAGGTGAGCAAGTGCTAAAAGACTTAGAATCAGCATACGGAAACCGAATAAGTTACAGCAAAGACCCGTATGACACTGCTTTTAAGGAAGGGCAGCGTAGTTTACTTCTACGCATTAAATCAATGATAACTAAAAGGAAAGAATAATTATGTCAGAAGCAGAACAGGCCGTTCAAGCCGAACAGGTAACCGAAGAAGGTAGCAATACTTTTCTTGGGTCTGAAGGTAGCAGCGATAACCAAGACTGGAAATCAACGCTACCTGACGATTTAAGAAATGACCCTACCCTTAATAACTTTAAAGATGTTGAAAGTCTTGCCAAGACTGTTGTGCATCAGCAAAAGCAAATGGGAAATAGAATTCCTATGCCAAAAACTGATGATGAGTTTAAAGAACTCTACGGTAAACTAGGCAGACCAGAAGAAGCATCACAATATGAAACAAAAGTGCCTACGGAACTATCATCATATTTTGATGAAGGTGCGTTAAATGAGTTTAAAGGCGTTGCTCACAACATTGGCTTAAACCAATCGCAAGTAGACGCTTTAATTGAATATCAAGCTGGTGCAATACAACATGAACTGTCAAACGAACCAGCTTCATTGCAAGCACAAGCAGAAGAAACTACTTCTACTCTAAAACAAGAATGGGGTATTGATTACGACAAAAACTTACGTGCAGCAAAACGTGCACTACAAGTTTATGGCGATGATGAAATTATGGATTTAATGAATACATCAGCAGGTAATCACCCAGCAGTAGTAAAATTGTTTGCAAGATTGGGTTCAGAAGTTACAGAAGATATGGCAAAAAATACTCAACATAGCAATGTTGCAGTATCGCCATTAGACGCAAAAGATGAAATTAATGCGACTATGGCAAACACAAAACATCCATATTTTGATGCTGCACACCCAGATCATAGAACAGCTATAGAACGTATGAAACAGCTACATGAAAAAGTGTATGGTAATTAATTCGTTATATGGTATGATAAAGTACGAATTTAAGTCCGTTAGGATAACTTGAATCGTGGGTATGTGACCTAAAACACCGCTAGACAGTGCGTTACTGTAAGGTTTCCCTACCTTGTAGGACAAATACCGCAAAACAAACATAACAATTTCGTTGTGTTTAATTATAACTTAAAAAGAGAGGAACTGATATGTCAGTGCAAATCACAACCGCTTTTGTAGAACAGTACAAAAGTAATGTGTTTCACTTGGCTCAACAGAAAGGTTCTCGTTTGAGAGATGCGGTACGTACCGAAACTATTACAGGTAAATCACATTTCTTTGAGAGAATTGGTGCTGTTGCTGCTGCAAAGCGTACTTCACGCCACGCAGACACGCCAAGAATGGACACCCCACACTCAAGACGTAAAGTCACTATGGATGATTACGATTGGGCGGATTTAATCGACCAAGAAGATAAGGTTCGTATGCTAATTTCACCAACGAGCGAATATGCTCAAGCTGGTGCATTTGCTATGGGCCGATCAATGGATGACGCTATCATTGAAGCTGCTACAGGCAATGCCTTTGGCGGTGTAGCTGGTGGTACAACTATTGCTCTACCTGCTGGTCAAAAAGTAGCACACGGTAGTGCTGGTCTTACATTGGAAAAACTAATTACAGCCAAAGAAATTTTGGATGCTAATGACGTTGATCCAGATGAGCCACGTTACATGATTGCCACATCCAAACAAATGTCTAACTTGTTGAACATTGAGAAGGTAACTTCTAGTGATTACGCAAGCATTAAGGCTCTTGTTCAAGGACAAATCGACACGTATCTAGGATTTAATTTTATCCGTACAGAACGTCTAGGTTTGGACGGAAACGGTAATCGACAAGTGCTGGCTTTTTGTAAATCAGCAATCGGTCTTGCTGTTGGTTCAGATATTGCTACAAAAATTTCTGAACGTGTGCAACCCAAGTATTTCTATCCATGACTATCGGAGCTACGAGAGTAGAAGACGAGAAAATGGTAGAAGTTGCTTGTCAAGAATAAAGGAGGGATTGATAAATGGCTACTGTATATTCTATTCAGAAAACACAGTGGGGTGTTAATGACCCTTCTGAAAAAACTAAAACGAATGAAATGGCTGGGCGTGTACGTGTCGCATACGGAGAGTATGAGGCATCTTCATTAGCTAATGGCGATGTCATTCAAATGTTTAACCTTCCAAACGGTGCAAGGATTGTAGGTGCAAAACTAGGGCATGATGCTTTAGGTGGCTCTACTACTCTATCCGTAGGTTATGCAGCACATACAGACAGTGCAGGTACAGCAGTATCAGCAGCAGCAGGTGCTTACAAAGCAGCAGCAGCGTCAACAGCCGCACAGGTTGTAGATGCAGCAGCAACGCTTGCTTTAGGTTTCGCATCTGAAACTAATGCTGATTACACTGGTGTTCCAGTTACAGTCACAATGGGTGGTGCAGCAGGTACAGGTACAATTACACTGACTATGCTGTATGTAACCGACTAAAGGAATTAGCAGGGGTGGGTCAAACCGATGTACCTACCCCTGTTAACCTATTAAGGTGAAAATATGGCAACAGACGTATCAATATGTAGTAATGCTTTAAGGCGTTTAGGTGATGATCCTATCACCAGCTTTTCAGACGATACTGAACGTGCCAGACTTTGTAACGCTTTTTTCCCTGACGCAAGAGATCACATTCTACGGTCACACCCGTGGAATTTTGCTATTACTAGAGCATCTTTAAGTAAATTAAGTGCAGTACCTAAGTATGGGTATGCCTATATGTATTCACTTCCAAACGACCCGTATTGTTTGCGTGTTTTTGAAATGGAATTTCCTGATTACATTTTTAAAATAGAAAACGATGCTACAAATGGGCGTGTTTTACTAACAGATCAGGATGCAGCAAAAATTCTATATGTTGCACGAATCACTAATCCATCACTTTATGATTCTATGTTTGTAGATTTGTTAACAGCAAAGCTATCAGTAGATTTGTGCTATGCGGTAACTGGAAGTACAGCATTACAAACACAAATGGACAAAACCTATCAACAGAAATTATCTGAAGCCCGTAGCATTGATGGACAAGAAGGATATATTGACGATCTTGTTTCCAACACATTTACGGATTTTAGAAAATAATGGCACGTGTACATCCTTTTCAAACCAATTTTACAGCAGGTGAATTAACTCCAAAAATTGCGGGTCAAACTGACTTTAAAAAATATAACAACGGAGTAGAATTACTTGAAAATCTAACAGTATTCCCTCAAGGGGGAGCACAACGCAGATACGGCACAAGGTATGTTGCCCCTGTAAAAGACGCTACAAAGACTGTACGTATTATTCCTTTTGAATTTAACGTAGAGCAAGCCTATGTGCTTGAACTTGGCGACCAATACATCAGATTTTACAAAGATGGCGGTGCTATTTTAGAAAGCAACGTAACAGTTACAGATGTTACACAGGCAAATCCAGCCGTAGTAACAGCCGCAAGCCATGGGTACAACAATGGCGATACAGTTATACTTAGCAATGTTGTTGGCATGACTGAAATAAATACTGATAGATATTTAGTAGCAAATCAAACTACAAACACGTTTGAACTACAAAAACTAGACGGTACAAACTTAGATAGTACATCATTTACTGCGTATGCAAGTGCTGGTGTAGTAAATAGAGTGTATGAAATTGCTACAACAATTACCGAAAATATGTTGTATGAAATACAATTTACGCAATCTGCTGATGTTATGTACATCGTGCATGAAAGTATGCCGCCTAAAAAATTATCAAGAACAGGGCATACATCTTGGACAATTGTAGATGAAACATTAAAAAACGGGCCGTTTTTAGATAAAAACACTGGTAACAGAACATTAAACTCAAGTGCTTCAACCGTAGGCACTAACAGAAGTTTGACAGCAAACAATGCTGATTTTAAATCAGATGGTGGTGTTAATGGGTGGCAAGCTGGTGACATTGGGCGACAGGTTAGAATTGGTGATGGCTATGGCGTAATCACTTCTATAACTAGCACTACGGTAGCTAGATGGGATATTAAAAAAGCAATAACGTCAAATAATTCTACTAATTGGTATTTAGGTGCTTATTCAGAAATTCTTGGTTACCCACGTACAGTTTCATTTTATGAGCAACGTTTAGTTTTTGCAGGGTCTACATATTACCCACAAACAATATGGGCATCTCAATCAGGTTTATATACAGATTTTGACGTTGGTGACAGCGATGCTGCTGATGCTTTTATTTATACAATTGCAGCTAACAGAGTAAACGTTATTCGTTGGCTATCGCCAGCACGTGACTTAATTGTTGGTACTGCTGGTGGCGAGTTTAAGGTAGGAAGACCTACTGGTGAGCCTCTAAAGCCCGACAATGTAACAATTACACAGCAAACTACTTATGGTGGGTGGACTACAGAGCCAATCCAAATTGGTAACATTATTTTGTTTGTGCAAAAACAACGTAAAAAGATACGTGAGTTTTCATACCAATTTGAAGACGATGGCTACGCTGCACCAGATATGTGTTTGTTAGCAGAACATATCACAGGAAATGGTGTATTTGACGTTACTTACGCACAAGAGCCTGAAAGTATTTATTGGGCAGTACGTGATGACGGTGTATTATTAGGTATGACGTATAAACGTGAAGAAGATGTTGTTGCATGGCATAGGCATATTATTGGCGGTCAAAACAAAAAAATATTTAATGCTGCAACAGATATTACAAATAACACAACTGATCCATTGCAAAATGGGTTTATTCAGATAACAGCACATGGATACCAAACTGGTGATGCAGTCCAATATAGTGCTAATGGAAACACACGAATATCAGGATTGCAAGAAGGGCAATTATATTATGTTGTTGTCAAAGATGCGGATAACATAGAACTTGCTCTAACATACGATCAAGCAATTGATCGAACTATTGTGCAAATACCATCAGGCACGGGTAATCATATATTGGCTGGTGTTTCAAAAGTAAAATCTATTACTAGCATTTCTGAAGCTGAAGAAAATCAGGTATGGATGGTAGTAGAACGTACAGTAAACAACGCAAAAGTAAAATACGTAGAGTATTTAGACAAGACCGTTAATATGGATAGTGCCTTAGTTGGTCTTGTTAATGGTACATCTACAACAATTTCAAACCTAGAACATTTGGAAGGGGAAACTGTACAAGTCCTTATTGGCGATGCCGTGTACCCCTCACAGACTGTTACAAACGGTAGTATTAATGTGAGCATACCAATCGGCAGTGGTTATAAAAAAATTGAAATTGGTATGGGTTATGTTAGCAAATTAAAGACAATGCGTGTAGAAGCAGGTGCACAAGCTGGCACACCGCAAGCACGTAAAAAAAGATATAACGAAGTTACAGTACGGTTTTTAAACACAATTGGTGCAACTATTAATGGTGACCAAATACCTTTTAGAACATCAGCTACACCTATGGGGCAAAGTATAGCACCATTTTCAGGTGACAAGCGTGTTACTAATTTAGGTTGGGATAGGGATGGACAAGTAATTATAGAACAAACACAGCCTTTGCCAATGACGGTATTAGGCATAACAGGAACGTTGGTGACAAGTGATTAAGAAAGGGGATTCATAATGGCATGGTGGGTAATACCAGCAATGGTAGCTTCTACTGCTGTAACCGTTATGGGTATTCAGCGGCAGAAAGAACAAATGAAAGCAAACGCTGCATGGAAAGATTATGAGCGTCAATTAAACTTTCATTATGAAAAGGGCAAACGTTTACGTGACCAAAAGAAACTTATGTCTGAACAACGTGCGGCTGTAGGTGCGTCAGGTGCACAATTGTTTACAGGCAGTAACTTATTAGTTGCAGCAGAAGATATGAATGAATTTGAAAACGATATGTGGTTTTTGGAAAAAGGCGTAGCTTTGGCTAAAGGTTCAGCCGATAGTGAACTTAAAGGTGCAATAACAGCAGCTAATTATCAAATAGGTTCTACGTTGCTAAGTAGTGCAGCAAGCGTAGGTCAATTTCAAGCTGACGCAGATTTTGCCGCTAAATACGGCACAGGCACAACAAGTGGCGGCACAACGGCAACAACGGGGAAAGCGTAATGAAAATACCTCGTTATAACCAAAGTGTAAGCGGCATAAACAGTGGCAGAAGTTTGTCTACTGGTACGCAAGGTACAGCAGCAATAGCACAAGCAGGTGCTAGTGCAGTACAAGCTATAGCAAGCTATGCCCAAAGCAAGATTAAACTTGATGCACGGATGCGTGATCTTGAAATTCAAACTAAACACGAAGATGCTAATAATGTAACGCTTACAAAAGAAAGCGATTTGCTATTTGATATAGATAGCAATATGCGTACTGACTACAATAGTTGGGAAGGTGAGTGGAAAAAAACCATGGATACCCTTGCGACAGAACGCAAGAAAACCATGGATGACTATGAGTGGAAAACATATAAGCAACAGCATGACCTTGATTACACTAACGGGATACAAAAATTACGTGGCAGAACCGTTAAAATAAAGTTAAAGGAAGCTGAACGTTCATACGGTCAATCTAAAGTAGATTTTGAAAAAAAGATTAGTGACGCTACTAGCGTAGCAGAAATAACAACTGTTTTTGCAACCCAAAAAAGATCAATGGATAGTAAACAAACATTGGGGTTTTTGGGATTAGAAGCCTATCAAACTGATATGAGCAATGCAATGGCATTGGCTAATCAAAAAATGGCGTTTCTTCAAATTACAAAACATAATGGTTTACAAATTTCACCAGTAAAAAGACCTACAGGTGAAGAAGCTACTAATTGGGAAGAA